TCAAGATTGCGCTTTACACTTCGAGCGCAACTTTAGGCGCTGCGACAACGGCTTTCACAACGACAGGGCAGGCCAGTGGCACAAACTACACCTCTGGCGGCGCTACGGCTACTTCTGTTACGCCAACTACTAGCGGGACTACCGCAATTTGTGATTTTGCGGACTTGACTTTTGGCACGGCAACTGTTACGGCGAGAGGCATGATGCTGTACAATGACACCCAAGCCGACAAGGCTTGTGCAGTGGTCGATTTCGGCGGAGACAAAACAAGCACCGCTGGAGACTTTACTATCGTGTTCCCCAGCCCAACGGCTACGGGTGCGATCATACGGTTGGCGTAATGCCTAATGCCATTACAGACACTAGATTTCAAACCCGGCATCGACAAGGAAGGCACTGATTATTCGGCGAAGGGCGGCTGGGTAGACGGTAATTTAATTCGGTTTAGAAAAGGCCGAGTCGAGAAGGTGGGTGGCTGGCTAAAGCTTGGCTCTAACTATTATCTCGGCACAGGCAGGGCGCTACACTCTTGGATTAGTCTTGGCGGTGTGCGCTACCTTGGCATTGGGTCTACGTGGAAATACTATATCGAAGAGGGCAACAGCTACTACGATATAACGCCTATCAGGGCAACGACATCCGCTGGTGATGTCACCTTTGGCGCAACCAACGGCTCCTCTACCATCACCGTTACCGATACGGCGCACGGCGCAGCAAACGACGATTTCGTGACGTTCAGCGGAGCCGCAACCCTTGGCGGAACCATTACCGCCGAAGTTCTAAACCAAGAATACCAAGTGTCATTGGTTACTAGCGTAAACGCCTATGAAATTATCGCTAAAGACACGTCAGGCGCAACGGTAACCGCTAATGCGTCAGACAGTGGGAACGGCGGCTCTAACGTGGTCGGAGCCTACCAAATCAATGTTGGCTTGGACACATTCGTAAAGTCTTCCGGCTGGGGTGTGGGCACTTGGGGCGCAGGAGGATTTGGCTCAGCGTCATCAATTAGCGCAGTAAACCAGCTCAGGCTGTGGACTCACGACAACTACGGCGAGAATTTAATTATTAATCCGCGTGGCGCTGGCATCTATGAGTGGATTGAGAATGACGGCGTATCAACTAGGGCCGTTAACCTTAGCACTCGGTCAGGCGCTAATCTGGTTCCGACAGTGGCGCTTCAGGTTATTACAAGCGAGACAGACCGGCACTTGGTGGTTCTGGGCGCAGACCCGATTAACAGTAGCAACCTGCGATCCAATGTTATCGACCCAATGCTGGTGGCTTTTTCTGACCAAGAAAATGAGTTGGATTTTGAGCCAACGGCTACCAACACGGCAGGCTCTTTACGATTATCGTCTGGCAGCTTTATCGTCGGCGGGATCAAGTCTCGACAGGAAATCCTGATCTTCACCGACACCAGCCTGTACAGCATGAATTTTATCGGGCCACCATTAACCTTTGCGATCAACCTTATCAATGAAGGCTCTGGATTGCTGTCGCCAAAGTCGGCTGTCAATGCGCCAAACGGCGTTTTTTACGCAAGCAAGACTGGCTTTTACTTCTACTCCGGCTCGGTAAAGCGTTTGCCCTGCACGGTTCAGGAGTACGTCTTTGAAGACCTAGACCTTGACCAAGCCTTTAAGTGTCACATGGGCGTGAACACCGAGTTCAGCGAGATCTGGTTCTTTTATCCTAGCCTCGAAGATGGTACAGGAGAAATCAGCCGGTACGTTATCTACAATTACGAAGAGAACCATTGGTCTGTCGGCAGCCTGATTCGTTACGCATGGCTTGACGTGGGGATCGAAGATCTGCCGTATGCCACGGCAACGAGTAGCTCGCAGCAGTGCATCTTTCAGCATGAGACTGGCTTTGATGACAATCAAGACGCTATGACCAACGTCTTTATCGAGAGCGCGGACTTGGACATTGCCTCTGGCGACTCTTTTACCTTCGTCAAAAAGATCATCCCTGACATGAAGTTTGTGACCCAGTCTGGCGTGAGCGTTGACCCTGCGATGAATATTGTGTTGAAGAGCCGAAATTATCCCGGCGAGAGCCTGATAACCGACTCGACCAGTCAGGTTACGCCAACGTCTACGTTCAGCAGCGTCAGAACGAGAGCAAGGCAGGTGGTCTTTCGGTTTGAGAGTGATGATGATAATACCGCTGCCGACCAAAAAGGTTATAAATGGCGGCTGGGATCGACAAGAATTGATATGCAGCCGAGTGGCGGACGTGCATGAGCAGGCTTCTTGAGACAAGATTACCCTTCTCTCAGGGCGATTCTGTTAGCTCAGAAACCTTCAATCGCCTGATTCGGATCTTAGAGATTAATCTTTCGGCGGTAGATTTCACGATATCTCCGCACTATAACTCTGGTCAGATTAGCGAGCTTCAATTTGCAACAGGCAGTATAATCTTTAATACTACTAATCAAATCCACCAAGCGTTTGACGGTAATAGTTTTAGAGACCTTTATAACCATCAAACATACCCATCAGGCCAGTCGGTTACGGCTTCAGTTGGGAATGTAACAGTGAGTACACCCTAATGGATCAAATGCTACAAAATCGTATTCAGAGCCTTTTGGGCGATGACAGTAAGCCCAACCTGATGACCACGGAAATGCCTAGTGACGCCGAGCTGAAAGACCTTTCCTCGGTTTCAATGCTGCCTCAGTCACAAAGCGGAGATATGGTCGAGGGTAAGGATTACCTGAACATTGGCGGTCAGTTCTTTTGGCCTTGGGAGCTTGAAAGCGCCCTGCCAAACGGCGTTAGTGACACTAGGGCCATCTCAAGGTTTCTTGAGTCCCTGCCAGAGAAACCTGCCATCAAAGAATTGCAACGCCTGAAAGGCATCGTTGGGCAGGGCGACATGGACATGCCCGTTATGGGTAGAAAGGTCTCAGAAGCCGATATGAAAGAAATGTACGACATCGGCATGGCTAGAGGCTCGGTCTCAGAAGCCGATATGAAAAAGTTTCGCGGCATGGCTGAGGGCGGGGAGGTCGATCAAGGAGAGATGATGATGATGGAGTCATCACCAAATGGTGATCTAGAGCAGACAATTATGATGCTCATGCAAGAGCAGCAGGCGACCAACGACCCTGATGAACAAAAATCTTTGCAGGCTGTAGGCGAAAACTTACAGGCGGCGGCTCAAGCCCCGATGGCAGAGCAGGCGGCAATGCTTGCGGCAGAAGGTCGCGGCGGAGACACCAAGCTTGCACACCTAAGAATTGGCGAGGTGGTTTTACCTCCAGAGGCTTTCGAGGACGAACAGTTCGAGAGCATGGTTGGCGCTAAGTTTAAAGAGCTAGACCTAGACCCAGAGCAGTACGTGGTAGGCGGCGGCATCGCAAGCCTTAACCCAATCACTGGCTTGGAAGAGTTCGGTTGGTTCAAGAAAACTTTTAAGAGTCTGAAGAAGGTTGCAAAGGTTGTTGCCCCCATCGCAATGCTTATACCGGGAGTTGGAACCGCAATAGGCGCGGCCCTCGGCGGTATCGGCGGGTTGGCTGGCGCAGGCATGGCCAAGATTGGATTGGGAGGATTGGCCAGCACCATTGGTGGTGTAGCAAGCTCTGCATTAGGCGGACTCGGATCTCTAGGGATACCGGGGATCTCCCCAATCGCAGGCGGCATGGCTTCTGGCGGGGCTGGCGGTGCGCTCGGTACGATTGGCAAGGCCTTGACGAACCCTCTCGCTGGCGGAATGTTTGGCGCAAAAGGGTCTACTTACGCTGGCCTTGATCCAAACGTAAAGGGAGACTTCTTTAGAAGGACTTTGGATAAATTCATGCAGGGAGCGCCAAAAACCACTGCGGAAGACATTCAAAAAAAGCTAGAAGACGGCGTGTCTCCAGAAGATATTGCAAAGCAGCTTGAAACCCAGCAGCCGGGGATTCTTCAGCAGTTTATGAGCGGCGTAGGCGGCATGCTGGGCATGGGCGCTGGCGGCAGTGGCGGAATCGGAAGCCTGTTACCTCTACTCGCAGCGGGTGGCCTTGGCAAGCTGGCTTATGATGAAACCAAGAATATGAGGGGTGTACCGTTAACACCGCTTACTCAGGAAGGGTCTACCGGGCGTTATAACATTGAAGCCGAGATTGCTCGACGCTCAGGACAACCTGCCCCCAACCCTGTCGAGTTTGGTTTACTCCCAGCAGGCACTTTACCCCCGCTTAGCGGCGGCAGGGCAACCCCTGAGACCGTTGCGGCAGATCCCGTAGGCGTTACCGACCCTGCGATGGAAGAGACCCCTGTCATGGCCAGATACGGCGGCGCGATCATGTCAGCTAGAAATGGTGGGTACGTTATGCCCATGGCTTACAAGAAGGGTGGCAAGGTGTCTACCGAAGACTTTGAGCGCATGAACGGCGGCATCAACGGCGAAGGCACAGAGACTAGCGACGATGTCCCTGCGATGCTGTCAGATGGCGAGTTCGTCATGACAGGTCAGGCAGTAAGAGGCGCTGGCGCTTTTGACCTTGGGCAAGGTGAGGGTGGAATTATTACCCTAACGCCTAACGGGGGTGAGAACCGAGACGGTGGAACGGCCCTGATGTACGAGATGATGGATCTGTTTGCCGAGTTTGCTGACAAGCCTAAATCGAAGAGAAGGAAGAAAGCCGCATGAGCATATTAACCCCCGGACAGCTTTCTCGCATCCGTCGATTTGAAGAGGGTGGAGCAGCTACGACACAACCTTACGTCTCCGGCGTAACCAAGACCGAGACCCGCATAGACCCTATAACCCAGCAGCTACTGTTTGGTTTAGACGGCGAGGGCGGCTTTATCCCGGGAGCATTCCGAGCGGCGGAGCGCACTTTCTTCGATGAAGAGGGTCGCCCAATCGTCATACCCCAAGAGATTGCAGGGTTCAGCCCAGACCAGATCAGGGCCATGGAAATGGCTCGATCAAATGTCGGTGTGCAGCAACCATTTATCGATGAGGCGATGCGACGAGGACAGCAGGGTATCGGCTCTATCCAGCAAGGCTTGACAGATCAGGCCGTAGCGTCTCAGCAGGCCTTACAGGCTCAGCAGGAGGGTTCTCGCTTTGCACTCGACCAAAGAGATCGAGGCCTGATGGACTCTCTTAGAGGCACTCAGGAAGGCCGTGGCAG